TTTCCTTAGTGTTTTGTTATATTAATTTGAATTTTTCACCACTAGTTATTCTGTGGGAAATGACGTCTTACGCGGCGTGGGAAATAGAGAATACCAAGACGAACTAGGACCAAAAGGTCTTAGTCAGCCCGCTCTCACGCCGCTGCGTATTCAACTTCACCAGACAATAGACGACGCATCGTCTAATCTGATGGAACTGTACCCAAACACTAAATTAAAGATTTTTGTTGACTTATGTTACTAAGGAGTTACTCGCCAGCCGTCACACTAGGTTGACTCACGCTAATATACAATAAATTTTTAATAAACTTTAATTTAACTTACTATACTATGATTAAAATAATCCAGGACCTACCCTGGCACAATATATTTTTGGGAATTTTCCAGATGAACCAATTCCTCGCTAACAATACGAGTTAAAGCTATAAAGCTTTAAGTCCGACAAAGGGACAAGGTCTAAGGTTCACTTGAATTATTTAGTATGCATTATGCACATACAATATTTTATGATTTTTATAGATTTTATATGACTTTTGTTTACTATAGGCACGGGCCAGACGTCACTCTGGCTTGGCCACTAAAATACCCAATTAAATTATATACCCATATACCATAATTTATAAATAACCTTACCTGTTTCCAGGTTCAAGCATCGTTTTCATCGAGCAATGATTTATTACAAGAATTGAAAATTTTGTCTGTCAATATTTTGAATTTAGCTAGCAAACTTTTAATTTGGTGGCAGAACCTAGGTTAAATTTGTCCACATCCACCGTATCTAGGCTTGTGTCGCTTCATTCTCAATTGTATTAGGATTCGAAATTTTGTGATAAAGTTTGAATCCAACATTTGTTGGAGGTATCGGCGGTCCAGTGTGCATTGGACCGTTATAAGGTTTTTGAGCCACCTTTGAAGAAGTTACATATGGCTCATCTAAGTTAAAATCACTAACTTGAACTAACGGTTTATAATTAATGCTCGCTTCTAACTTATCTTGATTACCTTGGAGAACAGATAATCCCTCCGGTGTCACGTTCGGTGTGGTACTGTCTTTAGAGGTTTCTGTGCTAGATGTTTCTGCACTATTTGTTGCTAAACCACCTGCTGCAGTTGCACCAACTCCAGCTCGTTGCCAAAACCCTTGTTGTTGATATTGATGTGCTTGGGCTTGTAAAACTTGCTGTTGAAGGCGATTTAATTCATCGCGGGTGGTTAGATAATCTAAATTCCTCTTTTGTGTTGCTTCTTGGAATTGTTGCTGTTGCCAAGTACCAATGGCTGAGCCAATTCCACTTAATATTCCTCCTCCTATCATCCATCCTGCTGATTGAGACGAAAATTCTTTCAGGTGTTCGGGAAAGAAACTTTCAGTTGCTTCTACTGTCCAATAAGTAGGCAATACACTTGCCGTCCTTAATTCTCCTAGGGTTCGAATGGGTCTTATATTCGTCACTTCGATTTCCTGTGTCATATTACGCAAAATTTGGAAATTTGTATCGGTACAAACAACGTTGTGTCCCTTATAAAAGGCAACGTCACAATAGTACCGTCCATTTATTGTTAAAGTATATCCAATAAGATCACACTTAAATTGTCGGCGTATGGCTTCCAAATAGTTATTAAAGTCGGAAGAGCCAGCAGCTTCGAATCCTGGTGTGGTTCTCACACTTTTGTTAATTACAGAACTACCTGGTCTTTTAAATTGTAATTCTGCTAAACGGGGGCCTAAAAATTTTACTTTATCGTAATTATTGACACAGTACGTCCACTCTACTACTTTATCATCTAATTCCTGTTCCAGTTTGAAAGATGAAATAATTGGACTAACAGTTTCTATAAATGGTGCTTCAACGTTATTTTCTGCATCCTCGTAATATGCCATTGCCATAGCTCCGGCATCACGGTCATGAACATCATCACCCCAAAGGGCAGATGTCCATTCTGGACGTTTTGTACCATTTTTGTTGGAGTAGAAATATAAAATTCCTACATCACCAAAACTGCTCATCACGTGGCTTTGGGACGGTTCAGTAATCCAAATCCGTCCTTTTCCAGATGTTATACAGCCACGAATTTGAATAACTTGTTTGTTATCGGCTTTCTTTATCATTTCATAGGGATCAAGTTCCGAACCCGAATAGTCATACTCCTGATCAGATATAAAAGTCACAGGTGTATCTAACATCAACGGGAACGTATCGTCCAATAATACCTTAATGTTATCCAATTTATCAAGGAGAGACTGACTAACTTCTCCTTCACCCCAAAACTGAAACAAACCAAAATTCATGCAACGTTGCATAACTTCATCACTCACTCCCCAGTTAAATCCGGAAGCTCCGGAAATTATATCGAGCTCTTCAGCAACTTGACCAACACTAACAATAGTATTGGTATAACAGTCTCGTACTTTTCGGGATCCAATATAAGATTGTGCGCTAAGATCGAATTTGAGCGAACCATCCGCCTGTAAAAAGGTCGGGAATGTTACATGCTTCTCATTATCATCTGGAATATATGCACTACCATAACAAAAATCAAAAGCTGCAGGCATAAATGACTGCAAAGTAGTTGTGAAATTTAGTGTTAATGTTGTAGGCTTAACAAGTCGGGGACCAAAGAACATATGCCTAGGACCATACCTAGCAAATATTTCCCAATCAAGGGAAACCACATCAGTAGTAGTAGCAGTTGATGTTGCATATTTACTACGAGGGGCTTGGACTAAAAATATGCCCAAATATTGCCAAGTTGAAGATGCATCGGTCATTGAACGATAAAAACCGTCCTTACGAGCATCATTTAAGGTGAATTCAATTGAAGACACTCCATTAAATGAAATATATCTCCAATAGGGGGCTGATAACGCATCGGATAAACCGGTGCCCGCCTCAAATTTATTAGAAATAAAGAGGCTTGAATCACCTGCGGCCACTAAACATCGTCCAATAATTCCTTCCGTGCCATAAATCCTAACAACATATTGAATTTGGGGGGTACAAAATTCATGCAAATTTGCTTCTGCACCCAAAAGGCCTGAAAACTCTGATGGATTATTTGTAACAAAAGTTAAATTAGCTCCATCAGTATCTGTAGAAGTTATTTTTCCAGATTTAATCAATTGATAGTGTTTTCTATTCCAAGTAAATACATCATAAGGTCTCCCCGATGCCATAGGGTTATCAACCACCATAGCACACGGGTTGGCAATTTCGTGTGTTGTAGCCAGATTTGTACTATTACCCAAAGATGTTGGGGTAGTAAGTGCTTCATCGAGAACAGGTTCTGCCATAACTGGCATACTACTGGCACTTTGTGAGACCATTGAAGAAACCTCATAAAGAGGATTATCCAATCGTGATACTAAAAATCCTCCGACTCAGAACTCGAATCACTCGAGTCCTCATAAGAAGGCCTACCAAACTTTTTAGAGGAACATTGGTCCCTCACAAGTGAAAGGCGGGCTAATTCCTTCCAGAGAGTCGCAATCTTTGCATCACATTCCTGTCTGAATTTACTTCCAAGTGACAAACCAAGTTTATCACACATCTTCTGAGAAGCCATCTCTCGCGCAATTTTCTTAGAATGCGCTTCAGCACAGACCCGATAATTATCAAGAGTCATAATACATGTCCACATAGATAAATGTTGTGGACCTTCACGTGTATAGTCGGTCTTAAGTTTAACGTCATTGACTTGGACGAAACGGTTCAATATCATAGATGCCATATCGTTAGTTTTACCTGACGGTTGAAAAACTAATAACTTTTCTATATTCATCGAATTTAATCGACGCTCAGCCTCGTTGCTCTGGGCCATAAGGTTTTTGGGTGTTAAAGCCTCATTATAAATCCTTAATTGCAACGATTCTCGACTTGGAATATAAAATTCACCTCTATATTGAGGGAAATGCTGCAAGATGATTCGCGCAGCTTGTTTGACTTTTTCATAGTATTCCTCGTCCCAAATAGATGCCTCCTCTAATGCCCATTGAATATTATGGGCTATTTGTGAAATTTCAGAGTTTGAAGTCCAATGAAATTGGGCTCCAATAGACATTTTCTTCAGGGCTCCTACTCGAAAATCAAACTCATCAAGTTTTCGCCAATATCGAGAAATCCAATTACAGTCCTCCCATTCATCAAATGGTGAAAGTTCTTTACCAGCTTTGTCCATAGCATCAGCATTCATGTTGAACAATTCTTTAACCTTTGCAGCAAATGTTACACGATTAAACCAGGGGTATACCGTACAAATAAATTGATCGTCTCCATAAAAGAAACATTGTACAGCTCGTTTAAATTCCTCCCAGGTTGGATAACAATAAAACTGCTCTTTATACAGTACAGAAAATACTGTATAAGTTAAAATAAGATTATACAAAGAATTTGTTACAGCGGTTCCTGCTGAGCCAGAGGGTTGTCCATTTGATCGATAATACATAGTTGTTCCAGAAATATGATAAGTTTCATAAACAGAATTAAAAACAGAATTAAAACATTGTTTAAGATTTGGATTAACTTCTCCAAGAGAAGTTCTTAAAATTTTTACTAAAGATTTTGCCAAAGTTTTATCCCATCTTTTAAAATCAATTACAAATCGATGCGGAAAGGGTGAAGCCCGCCGAAAGTACGCATCAAAACCTGTCATCGGATTACATCCAACTCCTACATAAGGATCAAATTTCATAGCTCTTGCATATAATTCTCCGAGAAATTTTCGCTCCATCAAAACACCGATAAGATCCTCGGCACAGAAAATACGTCCTGTAAAAACTTTAGACAGTTTCAATGTTTCCATTTTCAACATGTCCAAAAAGCAATTGTAGAATTTCTTTCCTTGCCTCACTTGACCGATTGTGTTGTGATAGAGCCTTTTCAAAAATCCCCCTCGGCATTTGAACTAAAATAAGTTTTTCCATTAATATCACGAGTGATAAAATCGGATTTCTTACCTTTGCCAAATACCATTTTTAAAGTGGGACCTGCTGAAGTATCCAATTCCATAGGCCCAAGGGCACCATGAAGTTCATGATCTGGAGAATAACCTTGCAATACTTGAGTATCATTTAAAATCCTTAAACCTGAATAATAATTTTCGACATGATTTTTAAATTCTGTCAAAACATGTTTTTCTAAATTTTGTTCTAAAGGTGGTGAAGGATGGTCAAATTGTACTGACTGAGTTGATCGAGCGCAATAATAACCTTGATTATTTCTTATCATTGTATCTAAAACTTCTTGAGGAGCTTGTCGTGAATTAGGATTAAAAGGAGCTTTTTCATTTGGTATCAGATGTTCTACCAGGTCCGAAAAGGGAGTTTTAACAAAGCCTTTCTGTGGAATTTTTGACAATGAATGTGGAAAGGCTCCAACAACTTTTACATTATATTCTTCTTTAAATGGTACATCCGTGGGCATTCCTTCTTTATAATTTAAAACAGCTTGTTGAATACAAGGAAATATTTCTGGTTCCAAAATCATTTCGGTTCCGCTAACATCAATAAAACTTTGATTAACGTTGACTTTCACTTGTTGAATTTTTGCATCGGCAATGGCAGTTTGGTACAAAGTCCCATACAACTTGCCATCCATATAAGTTCCACGAATACAAAATTCATGCTTAGGACTAACGTCCAAAGCCCAAGATCCAAGTTGCGAAAACTGATCATTTGTTAACACAAAATCAACACATTTCATTCCTTGTTCCGGCATAGATGGTAATTCCAATTTCTTCATAACAAGCCCACGATCATATGTTTCCATTTTTGAACGATTTTTCGGATATAATTTCAAATGATGAGCACCAAGTATTAATTGAATATGTGGATGAGGCTGAGAACCTCCAGAAGAGGCACCATGATTTACTTCAATAACTCCACGTTCGATCTTTTCTTCATTAATAAACTTCACTAGATGTTCAGAAGCTTCATTTAAATCCTTAAAGTAATCTGTGCACTTGGAAGACCAAGAAACAAAACAGGTACTATCAGGAATTTTTCTATAATTATTCAATTGTACACCATTATATGCCATTTCACAAATTTGACAAGTGTCAGCTCCATATCCATAAGGTTTTCCTTCAATATACGATTCAGTCTCAAAACTCAACACTTCTTGTAAATCTTCTTTATAGATCAAAGCTGCAACAGTTTCCGCAGTTACATATTGTGATGAATTTCCCATACAATGAATACCAAGTATCTTACCACTGGAAGCACCTCCACTACAAAAGTAGGGGAGACCACAATCTCCACTACTACTCACATACCCAATGGTAGATGCATAAGTGCACCACATGGTTTCTTCAACTTCTTGCCTCACTGAATCTAACTTAACAGACGTCTTCTCTCGCTTAATAATTGCTGTTGAATGTAAGGTTTCTAAAGTTTTCTCGGGAGAATACCTAAACCAAATTGCAGTACATGAACTAGTAGGCATTTCAGCAATAGAACCAAAAAAATTGGTAATATCAGCAAAAACTGCACCACATTTAGCCATATCTGAAACTTTATATAAAGCAAGGTCACGACGTCTAAAAGTTTTTACTAAAGTCAACTTCATGAAACAGAGCTTTCCATTTCGCCGATTTTCATCCCGCACTACATAAAGGTTTGCACCTTGTAGCTTGGCTGCTGTTTCTGCATGAGCAACAGTTATCAAATAGTCGTCCTTTATACCAATACCATAGTTCCAACTAGGAAACTCGGTTATATCTGACTCAAAACTAGTTCTAGATGAATGAGAAGGGACAACCTGACATAAGTTTTTAAAAACTTTCTGTTGACTGCGTTGTACAAAAGTTGGCGTAGAAGAAAAGTCATTTATCGGTGGTAAAGTCATAACATTTTGTTTTTCAACTTCTTTTGAGGGCTCTTTTACAGCACTAACCTCCTCAGAGGGCTCTTTTACAGCACTAACTTCTTTTAAATTATTTTGAATAATTCTATCTGACCATTTTAAAACGTGTTTCTTATTTGGTTTTTCTGGACCACTTTCTACATACCACTTGGTATTGTGTTTCTTTGTGGGTTTCTCTGGTCCTGAATTATTAATATAAATCGGCTGTTTCTTTCCTTTAGGACGTTGTTCTGGTCCTGATTCATTAGCAATATAAACTGGTCGAATTGGTCTCTCAGGTCTTAAATTTTCCTTAGACAGGTCAATCTTCTGCGTTGTTTCTACTACAATTTCTTTCGCCTTCATGATCGAGTCACCATAAGTGGCTCGTTGAGCGACAACTTCTAAGAAGTCATCACTCCATTCCTGAACTTCATCAACACAAGCAGAAACTTCCCAGTCTTCTATTGGTTTATAATACATTTCAGGTGATCCACGCAACATAATCCGCTTTTCACAGAAACGTAATAACTGAATGTTAGTAGTGACTAAAGTTTTACCACTAGAAGGAAGCCAAAAGTTTTGAAAATCCGAATGATACCAATCTGGGTGAGAATATAAAAGCGGTGTTAAAGTATCAGCTTTTGGGGGAACAAAATAACCTTTAACAAATGGTCTTGAAGAGAGCCATTTATTTACATTTTCCTGAGAAGTTACTTCAAAACCATAATTTCCTAAATTCTGGCCAACAAACAACAACTTATTCCGAGTAGGAATGTGACGAGAATGTCCTTGTTCTTCCACTACCGTTTCCTTAACAGGAACAGGAGCAGGTTCGTTGCGTTTATTGCGAACTAATAACCCCATAACAAATGCAGTCATTAGGCCAGAAAATACAGCCACAAACATTAATCCACGTTTTGAACAGAAAAACTGTTTTATTTTTACAACATAACCAAGAATTTGAGCATTCCTTTCATCTTTTATTCGTTGCTCAACATATGCCCGATATTCGGCATTAAAATCTTGCATTGTCCGTAGTTTTAATATTTTTGCGAGTAAATTGGAAGATGACAAATTAATTTGAGAAAATTCATCAATTGGATTTCTACCTTCAATAAAAGCAAATACTTCACGAATATCCTTAGAAACGGAGAAATCTCCTAAGGTCACAGTTATTGTTTGACCATTCCTATCAAATTGACAAACAGTTTCATCACCACGTGCTTCATAAATAATTTCTTTACTACGAAGCTCATATCGCCCAACATCTGGAATATCAATTAATATCCAAGGATCAACATTCAATTGTTCCAATAATTTTCCATAACGCTTAACTTGTTCTAAAGCATTTTCATGGGTTGGGTCCATATTCAAGGGAATAAACTGCCGATATTGAGGAACAAGAGACGCAACAATATCTTCATGCATATATATTGCCCAAGGAGTTTCACTGGCTAAAAAGCTAGCAAAATTGTGATGTATATAACTTCCAATTTTCGAAATACCAGGCCAAAACATTCCAGTTTTTACACGGACAACTATTGGTGGTTGTTCAGTCAAAAACACATTTCCAGGTCGAATTACATATTCATTGTGAGCTTGAGCCCATTTTCCATAATTTTTCCAGATAATTTCCGTTATTTGTTGATTTCCATACCATAGATGTTCATGGCAATACTTCCATCCTTTGACTTCAATAAATGTATTATGTGGATCTATCCAAGCACGATCAATTCCAACTTTAAAACCAGCACGACGTAAAATTGCAACATTATCAATAGGATATTTATATTTCCAAACGGGATAAGGAACTGGCACAGGTACAGGGATAAAAGGAATCCTTATATCCACTGTTTCATATGATAGTCCACAAATTTTAGGTCTAACATTTGTTGCAAAAATTATTATTGAATGAGTTCCAAGTCGATTATTATAAAATTTAATATATTCCTTTTCCAACGGTAAACGACCATCTTCTTCCAAAATGAGGTCATCTATTATTACAATTGATCTAGGATAAATCTTATCACTTTTCAACATTTCTTCCGTCATTCTAAGAACAGGCAAACCAACTGTTTCTTCTAAATGTGGCAACAAATTGTTTTCTATCAAAAACGATTTTCCTTGACGAATATCACCACTAAGATGTATTACGTGGTGATCAACACTTCCTGCTTGAGTTTCATAAGCACGCAAACTTTCCTGAAATTTCATATAATTTCTAGCCATATCTTGACGTAACTCAGAAACCAAACCATTAAACAATACATTTCGTCCAGGTACCAATTTATTAGTTGCAGCCGAATATACCCATTCTTTCATACAAAGATGTCTAAAATTTCCAGTTTCATCTATTACAAGCTCCATTCGATCTCCAGTTACGGGGCCGTATTCAGTTACATTTCTTGTGCACTGAATAACTTTAAATCTTGAAAAGATAGCTTCCATAGAGGATTGCAAATTTCCACTTAATAAGAAGAACTCAACCATTTCCGCAACAGTGGTATTAGTACTTGCAAGAATTACGCGCGGAGCAAAATTCTGACACTTATGTTCAACGTCTGCAGCATCAGCTACAAAACGTGTTGTGTTACAAATATGCTTTATACTCCCACAAAATCTTTCTGGTTCTAAATTAGTACTCATAATATCATCAAAGATGACAACCTGTTCACCAGCAAGCTGCGGCCAATATTTTTCATTTCCAATTTGTACAATATTTTCCTTAACGGGTCTATCTGGATTTATTATTTTCGCAGCTGTTCGCGCAAGTTGCTTTGTCAATTCTGATTTCCCAATTCCTTTAGTTCCGGTAAAAATATAAGTTACAGGCATTGGACGTTCACCAAATGAATCTATAGATTGTTTAAGTTGATAATATCGTTGATTCGCTTTGGCTAATAATCCTGTTAAAACTGTTATTTCTTGTCTAAATGGTACAGGCCAAGTATTAACTACTTTCGAACAACGAGCCAATTCTTCTTTATAACGATTGAATAAAATCGGAGACTCCATAAATTCATTAGCATTCATTTCCATATATGATCCTAATTCATCCATTCGCTGCTGTATTGCTGCAGCTCTGTCTGAAAATGGAGTGGAAACACCCAAAGATGGTAAAACTTCTTCCAAAATCACATTAACATTTTCTCGAAGTCCTTTAGCAGTAGTTAAATCCCTGTGAATTGTATCCAAATTAAAATTTTGAAAACCTGTAAAAACGTGTCCAATTAATTTTATAATCATAAAAATATATAATTTTGTAGCCAAACGTTGACACATTTTACCAATTTGATATAATTTTTGTTCAGAAAACCAGGTAGCAACATTTCCAATATCAATTTGTTGAGTCATATTCTTTTGTGTATAAACACATTCTTTGGTCCCATAGATAGTACATGTAAAATTTTGCATTGACCAAAATTGGGACACATTTAATTGATTGCCGTAAATTACAAAACAAGCTTCAGGATGAGTTGAATTCAACAACAAATCAATAATCCTAATCGGGTTCATTTTGTCAAGTCCGGTTCCTATAAAAGGCATTGAATATACGCCAGGTGGGAGGGCCTTCAATGCTTTTTCCAAATACTGATAACCAGTTTCATCAGGTGGTATACGGCTCACAGGTTTAGTAATCAAATTATAAATTTGAGCTGGGTCCTCATGATTTTCAAGAGAAACACATATACAATCACCAAGATTCCGGTCTACAGTTTTTAAAGCTTCCTTATTTTCAGGATACTTTTCCCGTAAAGCCAGAGCAAAACCTGCTCCCTGACAATTATCAGCAGCTATACAATGAACAATATTTTGTGGTCCGTCAAAAACAAGTTTTTCAGGAAGAATTGTTAATTTTGCCATTGATTCATAAGTTGGAAATGGTTCTGCTGATTCATTACCAGTTGGATTTACACATGCCAATTTTATTTGGGGTAAAACATTTTCAGAAGTTTGTTGTTCAATCACTGGGTGAACTTCTTCAATGCCGGCATTAACCCCACTAGTTTCTCCAGACTCAAAAATAGTTGACACACTAGTTGTTATTTCTTCAACGAGTTTCGTTTTCTCATCATCAGTAATTGCATTAGTTTTTTCCAAAATATAAGCCAAGAAATACACAATAGAAGTAGCTAAATTCGTGAATAGTGAAAACCAAACACGTTTATTCTTTCCTTCTTTCTTATATGCAACTAAAGCTAACAAGTTAGAAACAATTGTAGTTACATGAATTACAGGCATGCCCAAATTCATAAGCCAAGTGGTCAAAAAGTGAGTTGGAGTACCAGCTTGAGAGGAAAATTCCTTATGAGATACATAAGTTGGTTTTTCAGGTTTAGTTTTAGGTTCTCTGAAAGCCAATTTTCCACGAGTAGACACTTTAGGTAAGTGTCGCTGTATTTGTTTAAGTTGGTAAGAGAAGTCCGGGGAGAAAGTCCATTTCTGCATTAAAGTCGATACGATTACAACATAAGAGACACAAAAGTCACTAAATGCTATAAAAGCTAACACAAATAAGTCCAATAAAAACGATACCAATAGGTCTACTATAAACGGAGTTATGCGCTTTTCAGCGACAACCTCACGAGTATGGTAACCTTTACACCTGGAAACCATTTTCCCTGTTAGATTTTATAGTTCTAACCAACTAAAAATTTTGAGAGCTATCAGGTGCTCACGAACTAATCGACGAAGCTAGGAGCTGGTCTTAAAAACGTCGAAAGATAGTTATCAGGACACTACCAAACTTAGACAGTTATCAGATACTGACAAACTAATCGAGGATTACAGGGATAACCTTGAAAACCACGAAAGATAGTTATTAGATACTACCAAACTACACTGAACGTTATTAGAACACGTACAAACTAAGCCGAACGTTATTAGAACACGTACAAACTAAGCC